CTGGATTATTCTGCCGCCAACACACTGGCACAGCTTGGAAAAAACTTAACGAAAAATCTTCCCCTGCACTAACAAAACTATGAGCGCGTGTTACATAATCACCAGGGCCCAGAGGAAATTGCAAGTTATGCTGCTGTGTGAATTCACTACCAGCTGCTCGTAAATTCTTGAGTCGTGCCGGCGCAAACCGATAACGCGTGGCAAATGGCAACTCAGCTTCGAGTACTGGATTAGATATTACAGGAGTGGCCAAACCACCTGACAAATCCACTAATCCAACATTCAATGCAGCTGCAGATGCTTTTGATGGACTACCATTATCAAATGTCACTACCTTTATAGGATTTAGTTTTGATGAACCATTTTCAGTAATCCTAGTTAATGACATCACACCGTTGCCATTAATAGTAGTACTAAAACTCTCATGAATATATTTGATACGAATTCCACCACGGCGGCACAAATAAGCTGGTGTAAACCAATTCATATGAGTCATACGCACAAAATTATACGGAGTAGGGTTTATAGGTGTCTGTGCATTATCATCCCCATTTGGATCATATCCACGATATAATGGAAAATTACTATTCTGCACAAGAGCATAACCACCACCAGCACTACTCATATTAGGTGCAAATGATCTATGTCTAACATACCTTTTAAGAATTTGACGCACTGAAGAAACTGGATCTCCAAAATATATCTTATATACGTCAAGTGGTGCATTTTTAACACCTAAGGCTGTTTCGACAGTAACGTCAATTGGTTTAGATTCTTGTTGTGTCAAATCTTCATCCGCACTTGCCAAATCACCAGCTTGAAAATCAAATTCACCAAATTGTGGTTGAAAGTATGTTAAGTTGGCAATATTATCTGCGTTTGGATTAACAATCTCAAAATCTTCTCCTGCACTAACGCTAACTAGAATAGAAACGTCATCCAAAGTGGCACTAGGCGTAGTTAGATCATTGACAACATATACAGCTATTATACCGTTAGACTGTTCGTGTTCAGCAAAACCAAATACAGTAGTATCAAAAGGTACGGCACTTAAACCATCTGAATGGTCAAGAAAAGACAATTCTTGACCCCAATCAATAGTAACTGTAAAGTCTCTTTCCTTAGCTAAATCTATAACATGCGTATACTGCACGTTGTACTCTGAAGAGGAATTGTAGTAGGGATCATAAACTATTTTCAACCTACCCTTGTGGAACGCAGAAGCCACAATCTGAAATCGACAGCCGACAGATCCCCTCCAACCCTCAAACGGTTGAGAAACAAAACAAATAGGGGTCTGATGTATTTCATCAAACCCAGAAGGAGCAGCTGTATCAAACAACGCAGGAGTAACACGACAATTCCACAATAACGTTTCAGGTATATCAGAAGTAGACCATGGAAATTGAGTAAGGTAAGACTCACGTTTAGCAATAGATAGTACTGCCATTTCATCATCAGGGCCCAACCCTGTTGCTACAGGATCTATAGTTAACTCTTGCTTCACATCAAATGTCAATTTCGTGGATGTATCCAAAACATTACTATTAGCCATATTGCCTGCATATGTAGGCTTATACGATGAAATAGGACCAGCATCAACGGGTCTGGACATACCAAACAATTTGGCTATATTGCCAACTGCACCAGCAGCCATCTCCGTAGCTAATGCAAAAGGTCTTATTTGAGGAACCATCGACAATTTCGATGCGATACTTGCCACAGTATTTGCAGGGCCTGAAACAATACCTTCTGTCGCTTCCTCATATTCATCTGCCTGCGGCGCCAAAGCACCAGGTTCAGAAACAGTAGGAATAGACAAACTCACGTCCTCTGCCCATGCAAAAACAGAAATAGTAACGGAATCAGTACCTCCATTTGCATGTTCTAAAGTAGTAACAGATGCAATATCCAATTCTCCCATACTGCGCCAATCTTGCTCAGGAATGGAAAGACCATTTTTATAAAATACATAGGGTAAACATAATGTACCACCCTGTGACTTTGTAGGGTCAATCCAAACATGCATACGTTGACTAGCAGCAATAATATCCTGCGGAACCACACCATATCGCCAGGCAACCATCTCATCCTCATTATGTAAAGGTCTATACGAGGCCAGTGCTCTACCATAATGAAATCCATTTCCATTAATCATAATACGAACACATAATTTAGATCTTAACACATTATAATTTGTTATACGATTAATAACTCGCAAATTTTCAAAATAAAGTTGCCAAGGATTTATGGTTGTACCGAATGTGGCACCAACGGTCCAGTTGATCGATGCGATTTTGATCGGGCGTGAGAAAAAATTGTTCAGCGACGCATCATCGGAATCCACCGTACGATGAACATCATCTAATCTATTATCAACAGAGTACACCCACTGTTGATTTTGATCAGAAAAACTCACGACTTGTTGTTGAGTCTCATTAGACTCAGAATTAATTTTTACATTCATTTTCGAAGTAGTCTATTTATTTACACTCGTCATGCTATGACTAAAGCAAGCGAGGCGTATATTTACATGGACTTGCTAAATCCTCCCCTAAAAAGGGGTATTCTACGAGGAGAATAC